CAATAAAAGAACTTTACCGACAAAGATTTAATATTAAACCTGATCAAAAGGATGTATGGGCAGGAATAGTTAAGATGAAATCATATCCTATAAACATTCAGTATCATAGCCAAAATCTACGCAGAGAGTTTATGTCCTACAAATGGAAAAAGGATAAAAACGATAATGTAATTGAAGAACCTGTAAAAGCAAATGATGATGCTTTAGATGCTTCACGATATGCAGTATTTACTCACTTAACCAAACCTAAATTTGCAGTAAGTGTATTTTAGTAAATTTCTTTAACTTTGTTTAAATTCTAATAATATGGGTTTATTTGACATCTTCAGTAAAAAGAAGATTAACACACTATTTCCAACAATTCCTTTGAGTTCGCAAATAGCAATTGAAAAAGGTATTGTAACTTGGCAAGGCGGAGATTCTAAAAGTTTTGTTGATGATGGATATGTAGCAAATGATATTGTTTATTCAATAGTAAAGTTAATCACTGACAAAGCTAAATTAGCACCATTCAATGTATATAGGGTTGTAGATGAAAGGGCAGCAAAGAAATACAAAGCAATGGCTGCACAAAAAGACATCAACTTAAAAGAACTAGAAACATTACACAAAAAGGCATATGAACTTTATACAGGCGACCAAAGATTAAACGAGTTGCTTAAATATCCAAATGTTGAAGATACTTGGAGTGATTTTGTAGAGCAATGGTGTGGATTTAAACTAATTACAGGAAACACTTTCATTTACGCAAAAATGATTGAAGCTGGAAACAATCAAGGGAAACCTTATGAATTGTTTGCACTTCCAAGTCAGTATATGGCAATCATAGCTGATATTAACGTATTCCCACCTACAAGAGTAGGATATCAACTTTACTATGGTGTAATGTGGGCATTTGATACAAAAGAAATCTTACACGATAAGTATTTCAATCCACAATGGAATGTAACAGGAAATCAACTTTATGGGCAAAGTCCTTTGATGGCTGCTGCTAAAAACTTAACTCGTTCAAACGAAGCTAAAACTGCTTCCGTTGCATCATTCCAAAATGGTGGACCTGCTGGAGTTTTATTTATGAATGATGACCGCTTTGACCCTACAAGTGGGCAACAACAAGCACAAGCACTTAAAAAGGCAGTAAGCGAAAAAGGTGGTAGTTTAAATTACAACTCAATTGCAGTATCAGGTTATAAAGTAGACTGGAAACAAATCGGACTTTCACCTGTGGAACTTAATATCATTGAATCGGAAAAATGGGATTTAAAAGCACTTTGTAACATTTACGGAGTACCTAGTCAACTTTTAAACGATAGCGATTCAAAGACCTATAACAATCAAAAAGAAGGGGAAAAGGCATTAACACTTCGTTGTGCCATCCCATTACTTAACGCATTGACTGAAAACCTTAATAGAAAATTACATAGCGATTGGGGTTATAAAGGAACAAATCTTTATGTTGATTATGACATTTCAGTTTTTGGAGAATTAGAAGCAAACAAAGTTGAGCAAACTGAATGGCTTGATAAAGCGTGGTGGATTAGTCCTAAACAAAAGTTGGAAATAATGAATATCAAAGTGCCTGATTATATTCCTACCGAAGAATTAGAGAAACTTTACATCCCAACAGGATTGCAAACTATTGACCAATTTCAACCTTTGAATATTCCTGACCAAAACCCATAAAATGATTTGGCAAGATTATAGAAAATTATATGCCAACGCATTAAAACAATATTCACCGAAGTTCAAAAAAGAACTGCAAAATCAAGTGAATACCTATTGCCGTACACTAGACTACAACGCAATTAGCGATAAAGCTATTAAAAAGACCATACAAAAGCTCCATTTGGCTATGGGTGTAAAGATGGCTCAAATTAGCAGTAAGGTCGTTAAAAGGTCAGTAAAAGGGCATTACGAGGCATTGGAAGTAAAGTCAGCTGAAACGGATTTGTTTAGTTACACAATCCTTCAGTATTTGCAAACGCAAGGACTTGACCAATTGGCATCCGATATTACCTACACCACAAAGGAGCAGATTAGAAGATTTATGATTCAATCAGCTGAACAAAATTTAACAATATCTGAAACAATTGTTTTATTAAGGAGTGCAGGAATTACGGATTATAGAGCAGAACTTATTGCTAGAACTGAAACAGGAAGGGCTGCCAATATAGGTTCAATGGTTGGCGCAACGAGTACAGGATTAGTAACTATGAAAGAATGGATTGCAGCAAAAGACAATAGGACAAGAAGGATTCCACGAGACCAATTTGACCATTATAATATGGATGGTAAAAAATTACCAATAGATGAAACATTCAAACTGCAAAACAAAAAGGGTGGATTTGATTTAATGCTACATCCTTGCGATTCAAGTGGTAGTGCTGGTGATGTTTGCAATTGCCGTTGTACTTTAGGGTATGAGGCACAAAGGGATAAAAATGGCAAACTATTAAAGCTAGAAAATAACCCACCAAAAGGCAATGTTGGAATGATTTGGGGCATACTGACTAACGTAGTAGGAATGCAAATAGGAAACTTAATTGCAGACTTGTTTGAATAACAAAAAAAAATATAACTTTGTAAATATGAAAACTTACGCATCTAAAGATTTAATTGTTGAGAAACAAGACATCGGTTATGAGGTAATGGATGTTGATACCGAACAACGCAGAGTAAAAGCCGTATGGGCAAGAACAGGTAATGTTGATTTAGATAACGATATTATCGTTCCTGAAGCATTTACCAAAACCTTAAAAGAAAGAGGTCCAGCAGGTAAAAACTTGATATGGTCTTTAGTTGACCATTGTGCTGAAATGGAAGCCGTTATCGGAAAGCCTGAACAACTTTATGTTGAAGGCGATATGCTTATTGCAATCACTCCTATCGTAATGACCGAAACAGGCGAAGATGTTTTAAAAATGTACGATGCAGGTTTAATTAACCAACACTCAATCGGATTTACTACAATTAATTCAAGCGTAGCAAAGGATGGAGTAAGAACAATAACTGAACTTAAACTTTATGAAGGTAGTGCGGTATTATGGGCAGCAAACCCTGAAACACCAACTATTTCAGTAAAGAGTGAAGTAAAGAAAGAACAATTAGCAACTAGGCTAGAGAAACTCTTGAAAGCGTTTAAAGGCGGTAAATTTACCGATGAAACCTTTGCGTTGATGGAGATTGAAATAAAAAGGATTCAAGCGGATTTATTGGAGATTGAAATCGTTAAAGAAATCACTGCGGTCGCAGAAGCACCCCAGCCGATAATTGAGGAAATCAAAAACAATGATGCAGAAATCTTGAAGGCAATTAAAGAATTTAATAAAATACTAAAAAAGTAAAAATGGAAAACGTAATTAACGAAATGGCTGATAACCTTAAAGGTTTTCAAGCTAGCATTGAAGCGAAGTTGGAAGCAACAAACGCTGAAATCCGTGTAGTAAAAGATGAAGCACAAAAACAATTTGATGCTCAAGCTGCTACACAAAAGAAAAACGCATCTAAACAAGTAAAGTTTATGGATGAGGCTATCATTGAGAAATTAGATGGTAGATTAGATGAAATGGAAAAATCAATGAAATCAAATGGTAAATTCCGTTTAGATTTAAGCGATGTTAAATCAATGACTTTGTCAGCTTCTTTAACAGGAGATGCTCAAGCATCTTATGCTCCTAACGCTGCTGTATTACCAAGTCAAGCAATTAACTTCCGTGATTTAGTTCCAACAGTTCGTAGCGAAAGTGGTTTGTATGTATTCTACAAAGAAACTTCTACTACTAACAACATTGCTGCTCAAACTGAAGGTTCAAACAAAGGTGAGAATAGCTACGCATTAAGCGAGGTTAAAGTGGTTAACGATTACATCGCAGGTTTCTCTACATTCTCAAAACAAATGGCTAGAAGTTTGCCTTTCTTAAGCACAACTTTACCAAGAATGTTGACTAGAGATTTCTTCAAAGCAGAAAACGCTGCTTTCTTTGCAACTGTATCAGGTGCTGCAACAGGTTCTACTACAACTGCTGAAACTGATGATTTGAAGCAATTAGTTGATTACATCGGTAACCAAAAAACTGCAAACTTTGTAGCTTCAGTTGCTTTGGTATCTCCTGCTCAATTAGGTCGTTTATTGAAAGAAACTATCACTGCTGGTTACTACGCTGGTAATGGTTCAGTTATCGTTTCACCAAATGGTGGCATCACAATATGGGGAGTACCTGTAATTGCTGCATCTTGGGTTACTGATGACAAGGTTTTAATTATGGATAACAACTATTGTGAGCGTGTTGAAGTTGAAGGATTAGCTATTGAGTTCTCTTATGAGAACGCATCTAACTTCCAACAAAATATGGTTACTGCGAGAATTGAGTGTTATGAGGACATCAACTTAATGCAACCAACTTCAGCAATCTATGCTGATTTAGGAAACGTATAGTTTTAAAGGTTAGATAAAAAAGACCCCATCTTAATCGGTGGGGTTTTTTATTATATTTATTGTAAATTTGTAAAAAAGAGATATGGCATATTCTAATTTTATAATAGATTTTACTTTAACTGACACCGCACCAGTAACGGAACCTGTAACATTAGCAGAGGCAAAATTGTATTGCAGGGTTACTACTTCAGTTGATGACAATCAAATTACATTGATGATTAAACAAGCAAGGGAAGCGGTTGAAGTGGGTACAGGATTAAGTCTTATTCCTAAAACTGCCGTTGTATGGTTTACCAATTGGAATAGTGCGTTTGAATTACCTTATGGTCCTGTTAACTCAATAACAAGTTTAATTAATGAGCAAGGCGATACAATAGCCGTTGGAGATTATACTTTAATCGGTGGTAAGTTTCCTAAACTAATTAGACCAGCATATCAAAATTTAAAGTTTACTTATACTTGTGGATATACAACCATTCCAAACGATTTAAAGATTGCTATATTAGACCAAGTAAGCTACGATTACGAGAATAGAGGATTAGATTCAAATACAGGTATTTGTGAAAAAACTTGGAGAGCGTGTCAACGTTGGACAAGATTAAGCCCAATATTATGAGATTAGGAAGCAAGAAATCAAACTATGTAGATGCGAATACAATGTACTCGGAAATAGGCTTATATGTGCCTACAATCACCGCAGATGGGCAAGGTGGCTACACAACTACCTATGCTTTACAAGAGGTTGTATTTGGCGATTTTAGACCTGAAAATGAGAATAGAGCATTATTAGAGGCGGAATTAAGTTTTACTCGTTCTGCTAAATTATTTATCAGGTACGATGTAACGATTAACAATATGTACAAAATAGAGGCTGAAGGCGAAATGTACACAATCCATTCAATTAAGGACGTAGAGAATCAGTTTAGATTTTACGAAATATTAATGTACGCATAATGGATAAGATTGAATTTAAAATGCAAGGTTTTGATGATGTGTATAAAAAATTAGCACAATTAAGCGATAAAGCTAGAGGTGAAGTAAAAAATGAATTTGCTGCATCTGCTAATAATATTAGAAATAATGCAATAAGATTAGCACCTGTAAATTTAGGAGAATTAAGAAATAGCATAAAAGTAATTTCTAGAGGGGACAATAATGATTATGTTTTTATAGTTAGAGCTGGAGCAAAATATGCACCTTATGTTGAATTTGGCACAGGAGGTAAGGTAAGCGTTCCAAGTAATTATCAACAATATGCACAAAAATTTAAAGGTAAAACAGGAAGCACGTTTAAGGCAATGATTGAAGCATTAGCATTGTGGGTTAAAAGGAAGGGTATTGGTAATGGTAAAAATGACAAAGGTTTGGCTTATGCAATAGCCTTGAATATATTAAGGAAAGGTTTAAGACCGCAACCATTTTTAATACCATCTTATGAACAAGAAATACCAAAACTTATTAAAAATATAAAACAAATAGTAAATGCTTAACCCTAACATTGAAATAAAAAAGTGGTTTTATACTAATTTGACAAGTTCAAGTGGGTTGCCTGTTTATGATGGAATCGCACTTGATTCTGCACCTAATGAATATATCATTATGAGTGGCAGAACATCGGCACAAGAACAAGGAAAAATCAGTTACACCAATACAGTTGCTATTGATGTTGACATTGTCATAAAAAATAGTAACTTTGGATATAAAAGAGCCGAAACAATAAGCGATTTAATACTAAATGCAATCAACTCGGAAACAAATATAACCCTAGCAAATGGGTTTAATGCTTCAAGTTTGGTGGTGAGTGCAATTAGAAATTTAGATGGTTTAAACCCTTTGGACAATGTATTTAGAACGATAATAACTTATAATTTAATAATAACTCAAAATTAAAATAAAATGGCAGAAACTAAAGTATCAGCAAGGGATTATATCCTTTTAGCAGATTTAGCTGGAGGTACAACTTTTATACCTGTGGCTTGTTTAACAACAAACTCATTGACATCAACTGTAAACACTATTGATGCAACTTCAAAATGTGGAGACCAATATCAAGCAGGTCCTTCATTTACTCAATCATTAAAAGCGGAAGGTTTTGCAATTGATGAAACAGGAACTCCAAGTAAAGATTCTTACCAACAATTGTATGCTGCTCACGCTGCTAAAACTATTTTTACTATTAAAATGGGTAAAGCAACACCTGCTTCAGGCGATGTGTATTATGGTGGTCTTTCAACAAGTACAGTATTTATTAGCGATTTTGAAGTAAATGCAGCTGATAAAGATGATGTGAAATTTACTGCAACATTTGTAGTATGTGTTCCACCAATTGCACAAACTGAACAAGCGTAAATCAATAACCTATGTTTGAATTAAAACTAAACAACAACACAATTCAATTAAAATGGGGTACTTGGTCAATGAGGGAATTTTGCAAAGCAAAAGACATATCAATTGATAAATACTTTGAAGTTTTAGGTAGCAATAAATATGACTTGGATAACATTGTTAAACTAATACATATCGGATATAAATCAGGATGTATTTCTAACAAACAAGAAATTGAATTTACCGAAGATGACGTTTGCGACTGGATTGATGAAATAGGCGGAATTTTTAATACTGAAGGGCAAGTTATTTTGTACTTAAAATATATTGTAGAACATACAGTTTTAGCAGTACAAGGAACACCTAAAGAAGAAAAAAAAAAGTCTAATAAAGTTAGGTTGGGATGATATTTTAGTAAAAGCTGCTGAATGCAATATAAGACCCAATGAGTTTTGGGAAATGACTTGGAAAGACTTTTCTATTATCGTAATGGGTAAGGAAAAACAAGAGTTAAACGAATGGGCAAGGACTAGAAACCTTGCCTATATTGTATATTTAAGTAACAGTTCTGAAAAGTCACCCAAAAGTATGAAGGCTTTTTGGCACATACCAGCGATTGATGATGTAGAAATAGAAGAGGAAAAGGTAATGTTAAGTAGAGACCAATTGGCAAGGACACTAAAGTTATACGGAGTAAATTAATAAAAATGGCAGAAACAATAAGTTTAGAGGTTTTTTTGGGGATGAACTCAGACCAATTACAAGCCGAATTAATTAAATCACAGAATGAGTTAAAGAAATTTGAATCTCAATTAAAAAGGTCAACTAATACTGCCGAAATTGTTGTCTTAAAAGATAAAATTGCAGCAACAACTGGTACTATTAACAACATTACTAATGCACTAGGTAATACAGGTAGAAAATTCGGCGATGCTACTAATGCTTTAACTAACTTTTCAAGGATTGCTCAAGATGCTCCTTATGGACTTATTGGTATTACGAACAACCTTAACCCAATGTTGGAATCATTCCAACGATTATCTAAAACTGAAGGCGGAACTAAAAGAGCTTTTCAGGCAATGGCTGCTGGGTTAACAGGTCCAGCAGGTGTTGGTATTGCATTGGCGGTTGTTTCTTCTTTAATGGTTGCATTTGGTAAAGACATATCAATATTTATTGATAAAGCAACAGGTGGGTCTGCAACATTAAGGGAATTTGCTAATGCTTTTACAGGAGCAAAAGATGCTTTTTCAGGAGCTTATGTACAAATAGAAAATGTAAATAGTGCTTTTGAGAAATTTAATAATGGCACATTATCAAAGAAGGATGCTTTAGAAGAATATAATAATACATTAGGTAAGGTTTACGGAACTACAAAAGATATAGAAGAAGCAGAAAGATTATTTATTGAAAATGCGCCTAAATATGTTAAAGCTGCATTATATAGATCTGCTGCGCAAATAGCATTAAAGAAAGCTTCAGAAGAGGCGTTCAAACAATTAGAAGCACAAACAGCACCAGAAAACGCAAACAAAGTTGATTTATTTGCAGGTGAAAGTTTAGGTGCATTTGCCTTATCTAAATTGACAAAAGGTCCAGCAATTAGTGTAACTGATATTATAGGAAGTGAAGCAATTGCAAAAAAAGCTAAAACACAAGAACAGGTATTTAAAAGTATATTTGAACAATTTAATAAATTAGCTGAAGAGCAAGACAAAGCAGCAGTACACTCAAAAAATTTCGGTAAAGAACTTGACACAACTTTAAAGTCAGTTGCTAAACATTCAAAAGAAATTACTAAACAAATTGATGACAGTACAACAAAAACTGATAAAACAAAATCAAAAAGCAAAACAACTGCTTCTATTGACGCATTAAAAGAATATTCTGCTGCATTAAAATATGAATTGTCGCAGCAGTTAATGGACATACAAAAATATCAAAAGCTATTTAAGGATAAAGGTTTTGATAATGGATTAATTCTTACCTATGGCGATAAAGGTGAAGCTGCTGATAGGAAAAGAAGAATGGCTGACGAAAGAAAAAGAGTAACAGGTCAAGATAATAGTTTAGGTGGATTTTTAAGTAAGGATGCTTCAAATAGAATGAATATTTGGAAACAAGAAAGCGATGCGGTTGATGCAGCAGCAAAATCTTATGAGAACTTCGCTAATTTATTAGCAAATAATGTTACAAGTGGTTTAATGAGTGTTTTTGATGCAATAGAGCAAGGAACTAATCCTTTAACTTCTATTGCTCAAATGTTCCTTAATATAGCTAAATCAATTGCTGCTGCCGTTATTCAAGCAACAATATTTGAAGCATTGCTTACGGCATTCCCTGAACTTAAAGCAATATTTAGGGCTAGTGGTGCATTACAAAGTGCATTTGGGTTTTCGGGTGCAAGAGCAACAGGTGGGATTACAAATGGACCTTCAATGGCTTTAGTTGGTGAAGCTGGTCCTGAAGCAATTATTCCATTGAGTAAATTAAGCGGAATGCTTAACACTACATTTAGTGCAGGTGCAATGAGTGGCGGTGGAATGGGTGGCAATGCTTCATTTGTGTTAAGAGGCAATGATTTGGTTTTAGCATTACAAAGGTCTAATTCATCATTAAACTTAAGAAGAGGTGGCATATAATTTAAAATACCAAATAACTGCTGCAACCAAAAACAATGAAGTTGCGGTTGTTGAAATGTATATTGATGAAGTAGTT